ACCGCACTTCACTAAGGGGCATAGGGGCAAATGGCAAAGTGGTACGCAGTCAAGACCCGGGCGAAATTCGAGCGCAAGGCTCTCGAGGATCTGCAGGACGCCGGACTTGAGGCCTATCTGCCCGAATACCGGATCGAGCGATTCAACCGTCGGCGCCGCGTCACAATCGTGACCACGCTCTGCCACTTCCCGCGCTACCTGTTTGTGCTCGCTGAGGCATCGCAGTTTGCCACCATACGCTCCTGTGAGGGCGTTGCCGATGTGCTGCCAGGCTTTCCGATGGCGCCCGTCCCGGTTCCGACCAAGGACGTGCTGGAGCTGCGCGCCGCTCAAGCCGACATGGCCTTCGATGATACCGACCAGGCGCGGCGGCACCGCGGCGAGACCGTCAAGAACACGCTGCAGGCCATGCGCAAGCGCCTGCGGGACAAGCGGGTACGGGTCACAGACGGTCCGTTCCGTGGGTTCAGCGCCAAGGTCGAAGCGGTGCATTCGCTGGACCGTCTGCGCGTCGCCATTGACCTGCTCGGACGTGAAACATCTGTGGAACTCAAATCCGGTCAGATCGAGGAGCTTGCCGCATGAGGGCGAGACCAGGAGAGGCCGGGCGCTGGCTTATTGAGCGGAGGGACTACAGAGGCGACGATTGCCTCATGTGGCCGTTTTCGACCAATCGGCAAGGGTATGGTTCCGTCCTCTATGGCGAGAAGATCATGGGGGCGCATCGTGCTATGTGTTTCATCGCGCACGGGGAGCCTCCAACGCCAGATCACGAAGCTGCCCATTACTGCCGGGGAGGCCAGTTAGGGTGCGTAAATCCACGCCACATTCGTTGGGCGACAACTCTCGAAAACGCGCGCGACCGGATTCGGCACCAGACGACAACGGCTAAGCTGTCGCCGGACGACATCGCCGATGTATTGCGGTTGGTTGGCGAGGGGGAGAAACAGCGCGATATAGCCAAGAGGTTTGGCGTGCATGAGGCCACCATTTCGCGTGTCGTCCACAACAAGGCGCGAGTGCGTGTTGCATGAAAAAGCAAATCAGCTTACCTATTGCGTCGAACAGAGACAGTGGACCGTTCCGCGTAGGGGCTGCATCGCAGACTGCCTCCGGGTCCACGGCGACGGGTCAGCCGATCGCCGCGAATGGGCTTTGCGCCCTGAATTCAGAAAACAATCAAAGGTAATCAGAACGTGCCGCGCGGCGGAAAGCGTATTGGCGCCGGTCGAAAGGTCGGGGCCCTCACCAAGCGAACACGGGAAGCGGCGGAACGCGCAACGGCCACTGGCATGACGCCGCTCGACTACATGCTCGAGGTTATGCGCAACGACGGCAACGATGTCGACACGCGCCTTGATGCGGCAAAGTCCGCCGCTCCATACGTGCACCCGCGCCTGTCCAGTGTCGACCACAAATCGACCGACGGCAGCATGACGCCTAAGCCGGACCACATCATCATCGAGGCAGCGGTTGACGACGGCGAGGATCAAGCTACCGCCGAAACTCGTCCCAGTATTCAGTAGGCCCCGCGGCGCAGTCCAATATCGCGGCGCGCATGGTGGGCGAGGGTCGGCCAAGTCGCGCAGCTTCGCCAAGATGGCCGCAATTTGGGGCTATGCCGAGCCGCTGCGCATCCTGGCGACACGCGAGTTTCAGGCGTCGATCAAAGAGAGCTTCCACGCCGAACTGAAAGCGGCGATCGCATCGGAAACCTGGCTGGCCGATCACTACGATGTCGGCGTCGACTATCTCAAGGGAGCGAACGGCACCGAGTTCATCTTTCGCGGCCTACGGCATAGCCAGAACACAATCCGGTCGCTTGCCGATATTGACCTGACCATCGTCGAAGAAGCGGAAGACGTTCCGGAAGGCTCATGGATCGCGCTCGAGGCGACGGTCTTGCGCAAGCCGCGCTCCGAGCTGTGGCCCGTCTGGAACCCCCGGCTAGAGGGGTCGCCGGTCGACAAGCGCTTTCGACAGAAGCGGCCAGACAATGCACTCATCGTAGAGATGAACTGGCAGGATAATCCGTGGTTTGAGTCGACGGGCCTCGCCGAACTACGGCGCCGGGATCTCGACCGCTTCGACCCAAATATGTACGCCCACACGTGGGAGGGCGCCTATCTCGTCAACTCCGACCGGCAAGTGCTCGGCGGCAAGTGGCGGATCGGGGAATTTACGCCGGCCAAGGACTGGAATGGGCCTTACCAGGGCGGCGACTTCGGCTTTGCTCAAGACCCGACGGCAGCGGTGCGCTGCTGGGTGCATGGCGACACACTCTATGTCGAATACGAAGCGGGCAAAACGGGGATCGAGCTTGACGACACGGCGGGCTTCGTGGCCCAGCGCATTGACCGCTTTGCCGAGTACGTGACGCGTTGGGACAGCGCGCGACCGGAAAGCATCAGCCATCTGCGCCGGCACGGCCTGCCAAGGTCAGAGCCGGTAGAAAAGTGGAAGGGCAGCGTCGAGGATGGCGTCGCGTTCCTCCGGTCCTTCCGGCAAATCGTGATTCACCCCCGCTGCACGGCCACGATCAAGGAAGCGCAGCTTTACGCCTACAAGGTCGATCGGCTGACCGGGGACATCCTGCCGGACATCCTCGACGCCAATAACCACTACTGGGACGCGGTGCGCTACGCACTGGCGCCGATGATCAAGCGCAACGAGTTCGCCAAGCCGGTGATCGGGAGCTACGGACAGCAATAATGGCCGACGACTTCAACCCCAAAAGCGCCGGCTCTGACCACCAGTCGATGGCGGGCTATTGGCAGATGGTCGATGCCATCCTCGGGGGCGCGGCCGAGATGCGCCGCAATGCCTCGGTCTATCTGCCGCGGTTCGAAAACGAGACCCAAAAGGACTACGCAAACCGGGTCGCCCATGCGCCGTTCACCAACGTCTATGGGGATATCTCGCGCAACCTCGCCAGCAAGCCTTTCTCGAAGCAGTTGACGGTCAGCGAGGACGCGCCGGACTTCATCGCCGGAGAGGTTGACGCCGCAAGCAATGCGCGCTCGGGCGGCTTTGTCGATAACGTCGATGGGCGCGGCAACAATCTGCATGTGTTCGCCCAGGAGAGCTTCAAGGCCGCCATCGATTACGGGCTCGACTGGATCATGGTCGACTACCCGAACGTTGACGGCGAGAATGGCGACGAGGTTGAGCCGCGCCCGACGCGCAGTCGCGCCGAGGAGCAGGCGCTCGGTCTGCGGCCCTTCTGGCTTCGCATCCCGGCCAACAAAGTGCTGGCGGCCTATACGGCATTCGAGGACGGCAAGGAAATCCTCTGCCACGTCCGCATTGACGAGACCCGCGTCGAGCGCGACGGGTTCGGCGAAAAGACGGTTGAGCGGGTGCGGGTCATTGAGCGCGTTGAGTTGCCCGACGACAGCTACGGGCCGGCCAAGTGGCAGGTATGGGAAAAGATCGCAGGCGAGGCCAATGGCGTCGCCAAATGGACCGTGGTTGAGGATGGCGCCTATTCGATCGGGGTCATCCCTCTGGTGCCCATTGTGCTCGGCAAGCGTGTCGGGTCCGGGTTTGCCATCGATCCGCCACTGCGCGACCTAGCCTATATGCAGGTCGAAGAATTCCAGCAGGAGAGCAACCTCAAGGAGACCGCCAAGCTGACGGCGTTCCCCATGCTCGTCGGCGAGGGCGTCGGCGATCCGGGCAGCGACAGTAACGGGCAGAAGATCATCATTCCGGTCGGCCCGCGCGCCGTGCTGCTGGCCCCGCCCAGCCAGAACGGCAACGGCACCTTCAAGTTCATCGAACCGTCGGCGACCTCGCTGACCTTCCTGCAGACCAAGCTTGAGGCGCACCGCAAGGAAATGCGCGACCTCGGCATGCAGCCGCTGACTGAGGCCAACCTGACCGTGGTCACGACGGCCAATGTTTCACGTAAAGCCTCGTCCGCCGTGCAAGCGTGGGCGATCATGTTCCAAGATGCGCTGGAACAGTGCTTCGAGATCACCGGCATGTGGCTCAAGGACGAGACGCAAACCCGCGTGATCATCCATACAGACTTCTCCATCGACATGGACGATTCCGGCCAGCCCGACACGCTGCTCAAGGCGCAGGGCCAGGGCGTGCTGTCCAAGAAAACGGTGCAGATGGAATTCAAGCGCCGGGGCATTCTCAGCGATGAATTCGACCCTGAGACCGAGGAAGAACAACTGGCCGAGGAACAGCAGGGCCTCGAACCAGAGGAAGCCATCGACCCGGTGACGGGCGAGCCTGTGGAGCCCAGCACGCGGCCAAAGGTCGTGGCGACCATCAACTAGCTTTGCCCGAGCGCGGAAGCGCAACGGCGCATCGGGTCGGATGACCCATAACCGGGCGGATGCCCAAAGGACCAACCGTGAAACTCAAACTCGATGCTGCCGGCCATGTGGTCGTGCAGGACGACAAGCCTGTCTATATCGCCGATGATGGCAAGGAGGTCGCCTTCGACGCGGCTGGCACAATCGCCACGATCTCGCGCCTCAATGGCGAGGCCAAGGGCCACCGTGAAGGCAAGGAGGCCGCCGAATCCCGCCTCAAGACGTTCGAGGGCCTTGATGCGGCCGCGGCGCGCGAAGCGCTGGACAAGATCAGCAAACTCGACGCCAAGAAGCTGATCGATGCCGGCGAAGTCGACAAGGTGCGCCAACAGGTGCGCGACGAATTCAAGCCGGTCATCGAGGAGCGCGATAGTCTCCGCTCCGCGCTGCACGGCGAGAAGATTGGCAACGCCTTCGCCCGTTCCAAGGTCATCGCCGACAAGCTCGCCATTCCAGCCGATTTCGTGCAGGCCAAGTTCGGCAATGCGTTCGGCGTCGAGAATGGAAAGATCGTCGCCAAGGCCGACGGACAGCCGATCTACAGCCGCTCCAATCCGGGCGAACTCGCCAGCTTTGACGAAGCGCTCGAAATCCTGATCGATCGCCACCCCGACAAGAATTCCATCCTGCGCGGCGTCAATCAGAATGGCTCCGGCGCAAGGCCCGGCTCGGGCAAGGCCGGCGGCAAGAGCATGACGCGCGGTCAATTCGACCAGTTGAACCCCGTGCAGCAGGCGCAGGCGATCAAAGAGGGCACCGCCCTCACCGACTAACGGCGTGCCGCCAAGAGCGGCGTTCCGAGCGACTGACGTGCCGCGCGCCTGGATGGGTGCCGGTGTCCGGGCTGGATGGCCCAAGCGATCCAAACCCCCATGACACCGAAAGGACTATCTCGTGAGCAACACCATCACGAATTTGGTCCCGACCATCTACAATGCGCTCGACAAAGTGTCGCGCGAGTTGGTCGGGCTCATCCCCGCCGTCACCACCGACATGACCTACGAGCGCGCGGCCAAAGGCCAGACCGTTCGCAGCCCGGTTGCGCCGGCCTCCACCGCCTCGGACATTACCCCCGGCGTGACGCCGCCCGATGACGGCGACCAGACCATCGGCTCGGTCTCGATGAGCATCAGCAAGGCTCGCCGCGTTCCGATCCGCTGGAACGGCGAAGAAAAACTCGGCCTCGACAATAACGGCGCCAGCTATAACGTGATCTTGCGCGACCAGTTCACGCAGGCCATGCGCACGCTGGTCAATGAAGCGGAAGCGGATCTCGCGGCCCTCCATGCCAGCGCCTCGCGCGCCTACGGCACGGCCGGCACTACGCCGTTCGCGTCCGATCTCAGCGACACCGCCAACATGCGCAAAATCCTTGTCGACAATGGCGCGCCGACGACCGACCTGCAGTTGGTGATCAACACCACTGCCGGCGCCAAGATGCGCACGCTGACCCAGCTCACCAAGGTCAACGAAGCGGCGGACACCGATCTGCTTCGCCGCGGCGTTCTGCTCGACGTGCATGGCTTTGCCATTCGCGAAAGCGCGCAGATCAAGACCTCGACCGCTGGCACCGCCTCGGGGGCGACCACGGACAATGCTGGCTACGCCGTCGGCGCGACCACGTTCACCCTGGCCTCTGCCGGCACCGGCACGCTGGTTGCGGGTGACGTGATCACGTTTGCTGGCGACACCAACAAGTATGTGGTCGTTTCCGGCGATGCCGATGTGTCCAACGGCGGCACCCTGACCATCGCCGCTCCGGGCATTCGCGTCGCCATGTCGGCGGCTACCAAGGCGATCACCGTCATCGCTGCGGCGGCTCGCAACATGGCGTTCTCGCGCAACGCCCTGGCGCTCGCTACCCGCATCCCGGCCATCCCGCCGGGCGGCGATCTGGCCCGCGACCGCATCATCGTGACCGACCCGGTTTCGGGCCTGTCGTTCGAGGTCGCGACTTACCCGCAGTACCGTCAGCTTCAGTACGAAGTGTCGCTGGCTTGGGGCGTCGCCGCCATCAAGCCGGAGCACATGGCGCTGCTGCTTGGCTAAGCCTGATCTTCGCAGCGGGGCCGGTTCGCTGGCCCCGTCACCAAGACCAGAAAGGATCGCATCATGGACGTGACCCAGTTCGTTGCCGAAGTGAGCGGCAATTTCACCACGCCGTCGGGCGTCACCGCCTATGCCAGCGGCGACATCATCGCCAACAGCGGCACGGCTGGCTCGGTGACCGGCCAAAAATCGATCTGGGCGTTGCGCGAGGCGCGCGGCGCGCTCACGCCGCATGGCGCCAAAACCTGGACCATTTCCGCCGATATTCAGCAGAACTGAGGAAGCACCATGCCCATCCTGCGCATCAAGTCCACCGACAAAGCCTCGCAGGGCGATTTCGTCGAGATCGAGGAAGAGAACTTCAACCCGGAAACGATGGAGCTGTACGACGCTCCGCACGATCCCGTGGCCATCCCGGCTGACTGGGCCGATCTGCATTGGAAGCGCCGCGTCGCGCTCGCCCGCGAAATCGTTGGCGGCGATGACGAAATCACCGCCGACAAAGCAAGCGAGATCATCGCTGCCGAAGTGGCGAAGCGCGCCAGCGAGCAGGCCTAAGCCATGACGCTGGTTGTCGAGGACGGAACCGGCATGGGAACGGCTGAGGCTTATGTCTCGGTCGCAACCTGTGCCGCCTATGCCACGGCGCGCGGTCTGTCGTTCCCGACGACGGACGCGACCGCGTGCGAAACCGCGCTGCGCCGTGCCAGTGCCGCCATCGACAACCGTTACCGCACCCGCTTCGTCGGCTATCGCAGCAACCGCAGCAACCAGGCCCTCGAATGGCCGCGCACGGGCGCCTATTACTACACGCCGCAGGCCGGCGACATGCCATTCGGCACCCTTGGCGGGCACGGCTATGGCTACGGGTACGGCTACGGCCTTTATGAATACGATCAGATCGCCGCAACGACGATTCCCGTCGAGATCAAGAACGCCGTTTGCGAGGCCGCCGTCCGCGAACTGGCGAGCCCTGGCGCGATGGCCCCCGACCTAGACCGTGGCAATGCCATCCATTCGATCAAGGCCGGCTCGGTGCAGATCGAATATGAGACCGGCGCACCGCACACGACGGTCTATCTCATCATCGACCAGGTGCTCAGCCGACTATTGACGCCGGCACAGCCTTTCAGCGGCCGGGCGGCGCGCGGCTGATGGCTGGCCTTCTCAGTGGCGGTATCGCAGCAACTGTCGGCAACGCTTTCGCCGGGCTGTTCTATGCGGCCACGCTGACGCAAAAGTCGACCACGGGCGGGAATGCCTACGATCCGTCAAGCGGGTCGACCACCTCAACCGATTACGCTTGCAAGGGCATTGTCGACGAATACTCGGCCTATGACTTCGCGACCGGGCTGGTGCAGGTGAACGACCGCAAGATCCTCATCCTCGCGACCTCGCTCAGCGTGACGCCAAAGCCTGATGATCTGGTGACGATCCGCGGCGCGACCTATCGCGTGATCCGCGTCTCGACCGATCCAGCCATTGCCGTGTGGGAACTGCAGGGGAGGGCAGCCTAATGCTGAAGCGCCTGTCCCCGGCCGAACGCGTCGCGGCGCTGCTCGATGCTTTCAGCGAAGCCATTCGCGTGGCCTTCCTGAGTGCGATCGCCGAGATCAAGTCGAACCTCACGCTGAGCATGATCGCCGACCGGCTGGAAAAGGGCGACATCGACGGCGCAGTCAATGCCATCGAGATCGAGGCATCGGCCTTCAATCCGATGCTGGACGCGGTGCGCGACGCCTACAATGGCGGTGGGCTGGCGGCGGTGGAGAGCCTGCCCACGATCAAGGGGCCGGACGGGCATCGCGTCCTCATCCGCTTCGATGTACGCAATCCCGTCGCGGAACAATGGCTGCGCGACCATTCCAGCGATCTCGTGACGCAGATCGTCGATGACCAGAAGCAGGCCATTCGCGACCAGTTGGCGGCCGGCATGAGCAAGGGCCAGAACCCGCGCACGACCGCGCTCGACATCATCGGCCGCGTCAATTCTGCGACCGGCGACCGGACGGGGGGCATCATCGGCCTGACCTCTACCCAGGCCGAATGGGTGCGCGCCTATGCCGCCGAACTTGAGGCGCTTGATCCGAACGCGCTGACCCGCGCGCTGCGCGACAAGCGTTTCGACCGGACGGTTGCCAAGGCCATTGCCGACGGCAAACCGCTCCCGGCCAGCAAGATCGCCTCCATCGTCACGGCCTACCAGAACCGCGCGCTGCGATACCGGGGCGAGGCCATTGCCCGGACGGAAAGTCTGACCGCGCTCAACAGCGGCTCGAACGAGGCTATGCGCCAGGCGGTCGCGGCCGGAAAGCTCGACGCCAAGAACATTACCAAGGTGTGGCATGCGACCCATGACGAGCGGACGCGCACGACACATGCCCTGCTTGATGGGCAGGCAGTTCCGCTTGATGGGTTCTTCGTCTCATCCTCCGGCGCCCGGCTGCGCTTCCCCGGCGATCCTGATGCCGCCGGCGCGGAACGGATCAATTGCCGGTGCTGGCTGCAGCACAAGGTCGATTTCCTCGCGGGGCTGAAATGAGCACCGTGTCCAATCTGACGTTTTCAAGCGCCGTGAGCGACTGGGTGCGCCAGACCGAGCAGCGCATGGCCGCCGTCTTTCGCGAGAGCACGCAACGCATCATTGAACAGATGCAGATGCGCGTCCCCGTCGATACCGGCTTTGCCCGCGCGTCGATCCGCGTTTCGACCTCTGAAATGCCATCGATCATGCCGGAATTCAAAGGGCAGGAGGGCCGCGCCTATTCCTATGACGGGTCGGCCATTGTGCTGATCATTGCGGGTGCCGAGATCGGCGAGACCATCTATGTCGGCTACACCGCGGCCTATGCCGTGGCGCTCGAATATGGGCATTCCAAACAGGCGCCGACCGGCTTTGTCCGGCTGTCCGCGCAGAATTGGCCGCAGATCGTCGCCGAGGTCAGCAGCGAAGCGCAGGCGCGGGTACAGGCGAACTAATGGCCTACACGACAGTTGATCCGCTCATCAGCAAGACCCTCGCCGATCGGCTCATCGCGCTCGGTCTCAGCCAGCCGATCGCATGGCCAAACGTCAAGTTCACCCCGCCGGCCACGACCTATGTGCGCGTGGCCAACCTGCTCAACACGCCTGTCCGCATCGTGCTCGCCAACGATGGCCCGGTCATGCAACAGGGCATCTATCAGGTCACGATTTCCGGCCCGCTCGATGAAGGCGAATTGGCCCTGCTCGAGATTGGCGGACAGGTCGCGGCCCAATTCAGGATCGGAACGGCGCTCGGCTTCACGGGCGGCACGGTTCGCATCTACGACCCTCCAAACGCGGTGTCGGCCAAGAGCGCCGACGGCAGCAGGTGGGAAGTGATCGTCAGCATTAGCTGGCGCAGCTACGTCTGAAACCATGAAAGGACCACCCCATGTCTGACCTCTTTGCGGTCGGTGGCGCGAAAATCTACATCGGCGGCGCTATGGCGGCTCCGACTGCTGATCTCGCTCTGACCGACTTTGCCGCCGTCTCGTGGACCGAAATCAAGAAGTGGACCCAGTGCGGTTCCTTCGGCGATGTGGCCGCGCTGATCACGACCCAGCTCATCGGCCAGGGCCGCGACGTGAAACAGAAGGGCACCAAGAACGCCGGGTCGATGGCCAACAATTTCGCCGTCGACACCTCGGATGCCGGGCAGGACGCGCTCGTCGCCGCGGCGCAGACCAAGAATAACTACCCGTTCAAGATCATCTGGGACGATGCCCCGATCGTGACGACGGCGACCGTCACCGTGACGATTGCCAGCCCTGGCGTTGTATCGTGGACGGCGCACGGCCTTTCCGTTGGCGACGCAGTGAAGTTCACCACGACCGGCGCGCTGCCGACCGGGATCACTGCCGACACGACCTACTATGTGCAGGCCGTTGTCGATGCCGACAGTTTCAAGATCTCGGCGACCTCTGGTGGCGCCGTCATCAACACGTCCGGCACCCAGTCCGGCGTCCATACCGGCACGACCGTCCCGGCTGGCTCGCAGTCCTACTTCGTCGGGCTCGTCATGCAGGCCAAGGACGCAGGCGGCGGCGCGAATACCGTTCGCCAGCTTGAGAGCGTGATCGAGATCAACAGCAACGTCGTCCCGGTCGACGCCATCAAGTAGGAGTGGGCATGAGCAACGCAACGCTCGGCGCTGGCAACGTCGCTATCACGATCAACGGCGAGGCGATGACACTTCGCCCCAACCTCAAGGCCGCGCAAACGATTTCCCGGCAGGCCGGAGGCATTCTCGGAGCCATCCAGTCCGTTGGCAAGTTCGAGCTTGATGTCATCGTCAACGTGATCGCGCTCGGCACCGGCACGCCGCCGAAGGACGCCGAGTCCTTGGCGGAAAAGGTCTACCAGAATGGCCTGTCCGATCTCGTCGCCCCGGTGACGGAATATCTCGCCGTGCTGGCGAACGGTGGCCGGCCCGTGAGCGAGGAACAGAAGCCGGCGGACCCTCAGTAGCGCCGATCCCTCTGACCGAGTTCTATGACGAATTGGCCGAGTTCGCGCTTGGCTGGCTCGGCTGGTCAGAGGAACAGGCGCTATCCGCCGATGTGAATGCTATCCAGGTCGGCATGAGGGGGCGGGTTGCAATGCTCAAGGCGGTGTTCGGCGGCGGCGAAGATGTGCCGATGGCGCCGGCCGCAAAGCCGGAGCCCGCTCGGGTGATGACGCCGGGGCTGTTCAAGGCGATGTTTACTGGCCGGTCCTGACCTTGGCGGTGATGACATCGATCTGCCGGCTTCCTTCGTTGAGCATTTGCAGGCACGCAGTCTGATATTCCGCTGTGTTCGGAAGGGCGGCGCGCGGGTCGCTTTCGAACTTCTTCGCCATCTTGTCGACCATCAGCACGGACTCGTCATAGGTCGCGCCGACAAGAGTGAGCTTCTGCGTCGCTATGGTTTCCGCGGCTTGGTAGGACGATAGCCCGCCCATCACGTCGCGGCACATATAGGCCGCGGCCATCTGGCCGAAAACGGCGTCCATCATCGCTTTTGCCATGTCACCTGCCGCAACGGCGGGCGACGACAGCAGAACTATCCCCACAAAAAGCAGTCGCATTCGGACCTCCTGAAAAGGAGGCGACCCTATTGCAGACTACGCGGAGAGGCAAATGACCGTCGCCGAACTCGGCCTAAAGGTTGATAGCTCAAGCGTAATGCAGGCGACGCCGGCCCTTGAGAAGATGGCCGCTGCGTCTGCCCAGGCTGAAGGAGCGGCTATTCGCCTTGGGTCTGCGGCCAAGATTGAGGCATCAGGGACTTCCGCCGCTACCGCTGCCGCTCGGCTACACGCAGCCGCCCTTCAAGCGGAGGCTGCTGCGGCAAGGATGGTTGCCAATGATAGCCGGATGCTCGCATTCCAGTTGAACGACGTGGTCGTTTCTTTGGCCTCCGGTATGAATCCCGCGATGGTGTTGCTGCAGCAAGGAAGCCAGATCACTCAGATGGGGCTGCGCAACGTTGGGAACGCTGCCCTGAGCATGGCCCGAGCTTTCGGGCCCGCTATTGCGATCGCCGCGGCCCTCGCCGTTGGCATCGGCGCCATGACGACGGAGATCAATCGCAACCAGAAAGTGCAGGTCGGCTGGACGGATGTTGTCGTCGCCAGTTGGCAGTTGGTCAGCGAAGCGATCGTCAAGGCATTCCAGCCCGTCATCGATACCCTTGGCGGATGGTGGAACTACGTATCGCCGATGATCGCGCAGGGCATGAATAACACCATCGGCACGTTCGTCTTTGGCTACACGGCGATCCGCGACACGTGGGCGCTTCTCCCTGCCGCAATGGGTGACATCGTTCTGCAGTCGGTCAACAACGTGATTTCCGGCGTGCAGGGGATGATCAATTCGAGCATCAACCTGATCAACGACAATCTGATCAAGCCGATCCAGGATGCTCTTGGTGCCATCGGGGTTCAGATCGGGACAATCGGCAAGGTCGACTTCGGCGGGGGCGTGGAGAATCCATTTGCCGGGGCCGCCAGCAAGGTCGGCGGGATCATCGGGGCAGATGCGTCGGCTGCCTATGGGACCAATTATCTTGCGGCAATTGGCGACCGCGCACGCGCCATCGTGCTTGCCAATCAGCAAGCCGAGGACAGCGCCAAGGGGCTGGGCAAAGCGCTTGGCGGGCCTCTATCGCTTGGGCTCGATAAGGTAGCCGAGAAGACCAACGCATGGGTTGAGGCCGCGACCAGCGCATTCTCGAACCTCGGCACGACTATCATCCAGGCGTTCACCAAGGGCGGCAACGTCGTCAACAATCTGCTCGACGCGCTCGGCCAGAAGCTCGGGGCCTTCGGCGAGAACCTTGCCAATTCGGGGTTCAATGCGCTGCTCAACATGGGGCTCAAGGCGCTGACCTCGGCCTTTATGCCGGGCGGCGGGTCTAGCTTCGTTGGAACGGGCTTCGGCTCCTATGGGCTCTATGCGAATGGCGGGGTGTTCTCTGGCGCCCCAGGCCTGTCCGCCTATTCCAATACCATCGTCAGCCAGCCCACCATCTTCCCGTTTGCCAAGGGCACGGGGCTCATGGGCGAGGCCGGGCCGGAGGCGATCATGCCGCTGCGCCGCGGCCCAGATGGCAAGCTCGGCGTCGCCGCAGCGAATGGTAACGGCGGCGGTGACGTGCATGTTCACTTCCACAATGTCAGCGAGAAAGACATACCGGCGATGCGCGAATTCGGCCGCAACGAGTTCGCGCGGTACAAGGCAAAGGCCGACCGCCACCCCCATAGGGCAACCCTCTAATGGCTCTCGGCACCAATCTCACACTGGCGCAGTTCTTCGATGGCATCGACTTTGAAGACCTCGCCTTCAATCTCGACTTCCATCAGGAGACCAGCCGGGCCGGCGGCGAATTGCTCGTCGCCGATCTTGCCGCCGCGTCCTGGCGGCTGGAAGGAACATCCATCCCGTACCTGCACGCGACGGCGCAGAAGCATATCGCGCTGATCAACTCTCGGCGTGGGGGGCTGCAAACCTTTCTCGGCGCAAACCGTTCGGCCCAATACCCGGCGCTCGACCCTGACGGCTCCATCTTCGGGTCATCGACGCCTGTGGTTGGGACAATCACCGACCGCAATACCCTTGCGTTCACCGGGTTCCCGAGCACCTACGGCATTTCGGTCGGCGACCTGTTCCAGATCATCTACGACACCTCGCGCTATTACCTTGGCATGTTCTGCGAGGCCAAGACGGCAAGCGGCGGGGCGATCTCCGCGGTGAGCGTTACGCCGCCATTGCCTGACCTCATCACCGGCGGCGAGGCTGTCACCGTCAAGAAGCCTGCGGCCAAGTTCCGGGTGACGCTGGGTTCCGCCCACATCCAGACGATCAACGGTCTCTATTCGACCGTCGCCTTCACCGCCGAGCAAACCTCCGCCAAATGACCGTTTACGACAGCACGACGCTGGCGGCGCTCACAACCGGGGCGCACGCGCGGCGCCTCTTCATCTACATCCGCGGCAAGGACAGCGGCGGCAGCGCCAAGACGTTCGGCTATTGGAAAGGGCTGGGCAACGTCACCGTGACCGTGACCTCGGCCATCGACGGCGGCAGCGAGAGCCGGAGCTATGTCGGAGACGGCGCCATCGTTGACGTCGACCCGGTGATCTATTCGCTCGGGCTCGAGGTGCGGGACATCTCGGTCAAGCTGAGCCAAATCCACGCGACCGTGCAGGACATGGTGCGCGGCAATGACATCCGGCACGCGCAAGTCGAGTTCCACATCGGCATTCTGGACGCCTCGACCGGGGCGCTTGTCGCCAATCCGCTGCCCTATTGGTTGGGCTATGTCGACGGCGCGCCGATCGAGACGCCGGCCGATGGCGGCGAAGGGTCGGTCACGCTCAAGATGGTGTCGTGCACGGCGGACCTGACGCGTTCGAACACGGCCAAGAAGTCCGACGAGACGCAGAAGCTGCGCTCGGGTGACCGCTTCCGCAAATGGGCGGACTCGGCCGGGGGCATCAAGGTCTGGTGGGGTGAGGCGCGCTGATGGAAGCGATCCTTCTCAACATCGTCATCGGCCTGGTGCTGAGCTTTGCCGGGCAACTGATCTCGTCGGCGTTCGCGCCCAAGCAGGAGAAGCAGAAGGCCGCCGGCACGGCGATGCAGACCGGCGGCGATGTGCCGCTGAGCTTCCTTGTCGGATCGGGCGGCACGGGCGGCAAGCTCGACTATGCCAATTCCTACGGCACCTCGGGCGACACGCCGAACGCCAATCTGGTGCAAGTGATTTCGCTGGGCGATCTGCCGGGCGTCGCCTGCACCGGCATCTATGAGAACGGCCAGGCGCTGACGAAATCGGCCAGCGGGCACGTGGCGCGCGGCTATCCGGTGACCGAGCGCAAGAACGGCTCGTCGGATCGGCTCTGGTGGGAGTTCTACGACGGCACCCAAACAACCGCCGACAGCTTCCTGACGACGAATTTCGGCTCCGATCCGAACTATCCGTGGGACAACAGCATGATCGGGCGCGGCGTGCCCTACATGCGCATGACCGCGCTCGTCGACCGCAAGGTGTGGAACGGCTACCCGCAATACGTCTTCGCCTATCAGGGCATCCCGCTCTATGACCCGACCAAGGACTCGACCGTCGGCGGCTCGGGCTCGCAGCGGCTGGCAACGCCCTCGACCTGGGCGTTTTCCGACAACCCGGCCGTCATCATCTACAACATCCTGCTTGGGATCTACTACGGCTCGAACTGGGTGTGGGGCGGGCGGTTCCTGCGCAACGCCGACGGCTCGATCAATGCGAGCGCCGTGGCCTATCGGTTGCCCTATGCGACATGGGCGGCGGCGATCAACGCCTGCAATGCGACGGTGTCACTGGCCGGCGGCGGCAGCGAAGCCCGCTTCCGCGTCGGCCGTGAAATTTCGGTCAGCGAAACCCCGCTCGACGTCATCAATGAGCTGCTGACCTGCTGCAATGCCCGCATGGCCGATGTCGCGGGCATCTACTCGATGATCGTTGGCGATCCGGGCGCGGCGGTCGCGACCTTCACCGATTCCGATATCGTCATCGACGACAGCCAGACGCTCGAGCCGTTCCCGGCGATCGACGACGTGATCAATGGCGCGACGGCGCAATATAGCGAGCCGACGCAGGCCTATGGCGACAAACAGATCGCCTACTATTCCTCGACGCTGGAAACCGCCGACGATGGCCGGCGCAACCTCGTCGACCTCAATCTGCGCGCGGTGCCATCGGGCACGCAGGCGCAGCGCGTCGTCAAGGCGCAGGTGCTGGACGCGCGGCGCTTCGCGCGCCATGCCCACACGCTCACCCCGAAATGGGGCACCTACCGGCCCGGCGACGTGCTGGCCTGGACCTCGACCCGCAACGGCTACTCCAGCAAGGCCTTCCTCGTCACGGCGACGACGATTGCGGCCAATGGCAACGCCATCTTCGGCCTGCAGGAAATCGATTCCACCGACCATGACTGGACGGCAGGGACGGACGAACAGGCGCTGACCTTCGCGCCCCTGACACCGATCCTGCCGGCAGCGGTGCCGATGACGGGCTGGACGGCATCGGCGACCACCTACACCGACAGCGGAAGCACGGCGCGGCGGCTCGCCATCAATGTGCAGTTCGCGGGCGGGCTCTCGAACGTCCGCGGCCTGCGCATCCAGATCCGCGAGGCCTGGGGCAGCAAGAACACGATCTGGGACAGTGGCGAGCAGGCCTATGACCCGGCGGACGCCGACCCGGTGACGCGCCGCATCAGCTGGGCGGGCATCCTGCCGGCGACGACCTACGAGGTGCGCGGGCAGTTCATCCCGTTCTCGGGGCAGGATGGCACCTGGTCGAGCTGGGTGTCGGTGACGACGGCGGACATCCGCACGGCGCTCGCCGATCTCTCGGCCGAGCTGCAGGCATTCAAATCGTGGGCGTCGGTGCAAATCCGCAACCTCACCGAGCAGGTGCAGCTGGCGACCGCGCTGGGCGCCGACCAGGACGCCTCGAACTGGGACGACCGGCGCTATTCGCTGCAGCAGAT